ACTAACAGTACCAGAGCCTGTCATGCCTGTACCTGAAGCAATAGAAAGAGCTAACTCAGCAGAGGTTGCAGAGAATATCTTTTCACCTCTGGCTGCTACCACTTTGTTTGCAAAACTAGCAACCAGTAAAGTAGTCTCAGAACTAGAAGCAGTAAAAGGTACTACTTGATTAACAAACTTGCGGAACCCGTTTATACGTCTGTAGCCACCTTGAATGTCAGGCTCAAAGTTCTCTAGTTCTAATGCTTCTCCCGGCTGCATAACAAAGTTAGAACGGTTTAAAACTAAACCACCCTCACAGTTAAATGCAGCAGGTTGTACTTGGGAGTTATCTGGCATTAACTAACCCCAGACATAAAGTTAGAAGAACCACGTGGTCTGTTTATTACAGTTGATCTAATGTAGTCATACTTGTTAATCAGTAAGCTCTGCATGTTTTTAATGCCCTGCTCAAAGCGACCAAAGTTTAACTGGTATTGATTTAATTCGCCTCTGTATTGGTATAGAAAAGAAGTAGCACCATCAACTACAACAGGTGCAAACCTATCAGGTATAGAAGTAATGTCACCATGTGCAGATAAGTCAGCAGGGAAAGTGTAGAAATCAAATACTAATGTATAAGCCTGATCAGGATATGGATACAGAAGGTAGTTGTTGTCAGGGGTACGTACAATGCTTCTAGGTACACCTCCTGAGTCAAACTGTGTAACTGCAACCCCACTTGAATATGCAGCAGCAGTAGTGCTATTAGCACCACGTGTGCAGCCTGTAATGTCATTACCAGATACTGCAGTGTAAGTGACTTGCTCACTACCTATATAAACTTTACCAGTTGCAGTAAGACCTGTAGTAGAAGTAAGCGTTAACGTAGCTACACTATTAGAGTGTGACCCGTTTAGCGTTGTAGCTATAACTTCATCTTCTGCATTAGCGTAGTCGTTTTCTATATACTCATTATAGTTCAGCGTTGATAGATTATTACCTGAGACATTAAGAGTAGTATCTCTCTTAATTCTAGCTGTACTGTAATCAATAGACTTTGTACTTGTAGGTACTGTGTATCTGCATTGCCCTGCTACTAATGTAGAAGAGTTTTTAGAGTGATTAAAGGAGTAGCCAAACTCCCGTTGATTAATATAACGGATAGCTTCATTAACTGCATTCTTACATTGTATCTGTACACCCCTAGCACTTGTAAAGTTACTAGAAGTAAGCTCTACTTCATTCATACGGGTAATAACACTATTAGTCAATGTAAGAAATGTAAGAGCCATTATGTTTCCTTAAGATGAGCTAAAGGGGCCAGCGAATAGCCAGCCCCCAAAGATTAAGTGTTTATTACAGCAGATCACGTTGAGCTACTGCAGCCTCAGTCATAGCGGCAGAAACATCTGCAATTACTGCATAGACACGCAAACGTCCAGTTGCAGCAGCGGCACCAGCAATAGTTACATCAATGGTATCTGCAGCACCAACAAGAGCCAGAGACTCTGCGGCAAAAGAAGATGCGCCACCTGTATTAACAATATTAGCCTCGCCGTTAGTACCTTCTACAAGGTATGTACCAGCAGCAGCATCTAGTGCAGCACCGTCAATGATGTCATCTCCACCACCAAAGTCAATATCACAAGTACAACTTGCAGTAAAAGACTTCATGATTTCCGCGCCACCAGCAAGCATTACTGATTCAGCAGGGATTTCAAGCAGTTGAAAAATGTCACCATTAGCAATAGTAGCACCTGCAGCAATCATAGCGTCAATATCTAGGATTGCTTCAATAGTGCGTACTACATTACCGACATTAGTTGGAACAGCAAGAACATTTGCCCCAACACCAGCGGTATCAATAGAAGTCATGTCAAACGTAGCCATAATTTATATCTCCCTTATGCTGCGTTGTAACGGGCAGTAACGATTGCTTCAGGACGAAGAATCTTACGACCGTATAGGTGCATACCACGAACAATGTCAGCAAAGCTGTCAGGGTCACGATATGTTTCGGTTTTGTTGATCTGCTCTGCAGTAGCAACAGACGAATCATGTCCTGCAACAATCACACCAAGGTTAGTGAGTTGGTTTGCAGTACCTGAAGTTCCCGGTCCAGTACCAAGTGCTGGCAAATTGGACGAAGAGTATACACGGAAGCCGTGGAAGTTGCTGACAGCAAGACCATTACGCAGTCCACCTGACTCACCGAAATCTGCGTTCATGAAGCGTGAATCTTCATCTGCAAGGATTTCCATGAATACTGGATCAACTACCAGCCAGCGACCTTGTGAGTCAACTTGCTGCTGATCAAGCAAACGCTTCATACGAGCAATAATCATTGCAGGAGAAACGGTAGCAGTTGGCAAAGAAGTAGCACCGGGCATACGTGCAGTCACAGGAATTGAGTGAGTGCCAGCAGACGCAGTAGTAATGTTGCCAAAGTCGCCTTTATGAAGCTGCATAGAAGAAAGCAACTCATTCGAGCCAGCAGAGCTTACGGCTTTAGAACCATTAACAGTAGTGTTAAGGGTATCGCCTTTGCTGTGCAAAGAAGACTGCTTGTAGCCAGCCATGTACGCAAGAACTTCTTGGTCATGGTTGTCTGCCAAACGATAGGCTGCACGACCTGTTGCAAGGTCCATGAAATTGATGTGGCTGTGGGCCTCTTCAATATCGTCCATCTTGAAAGCAAAGTAATTCGCTTTGTCAATGACCAAATTGAAATCGTCATCCTGCAAATCTTGTGCTGTGACATTCGTGCCACGTGCATACTCTGAAACAGAAATTTCTGGTTCTTTGATAATTTTAACGGTATCACCTTGTGAGGCAATCTCGCCAAAATAGTCTGAGTTAGTAATGTCGCCTACGACTGTACTCTTGCGGAATGCAAGTTGTACTTTTTTAGAATAGATGATTGGGCTGAAATTACCGTTTGGTAAATTGCCATAACCCGTTGCTGTTGTAAAAGCCATGATATATCCTCCATTGAATGTTTGGCTTAGGTTTAAGTAAGCTTAACACAAGATTAAGAGGCTGCATTTTCTAGGGTGGCGTTACAATAACGGGCCTGTAATAATTCAGGTAGGTCTTAATTAAAATGTTGTTGCTTAGTAGTATAGAGAGAGAAGGTAGCTACTATCAAGTAGGGCTTCTCTCTCAGTTTAATGTCTTATACCTATAGTTATACTTAGTAAAGTTTTGTTGTCAAGCTTTTATTTACCTTGCACCCCCAGAAAGGTCATAAATAAATTTACCTGCACGTTGTGCTTCCATAATAGCTTCTTGATTCTTCTCAAATTCCTTCATAGACATTTTGCTAATCATGGATTCAGTGAAATCAACCTCGCTACTTGCTTGACTTGGTTTAGTTGTACGCTTAGTCACAACTGCAGATGCAGCATCCTTAGTAGACTTCTTGCGTGACTTAGTGTCTAGCCCCTTGTCTGACTTGTATAGATCAATAACCCGCACTACAGAGCGTGGATCGTCTTGATTCTCATACAAAGCATCTTGAACCCACTTAGGCTGTTCCCCTGCCCAATCATGGAACTCATCGCTTTCCTTAAGGTCATCAAAGTCTGAGTGTGAGTCACGAATAGCATCCATAGACTTACTACGGTCAGCCTCTGCAGACATTTCATCAATCTGTCGTAGCCGATCCTCTGCAACGCTAAACTTCTCTTGTGCTTTCTTCTCAGCAATAGTCTCAACAATAGCTGCTACATCAGGGTACTTGTCTGCCCAAGCTTGAATATCCTCATCACTCTTAGGTGGACGTACAATGCCCTGCTCTTTAGCGTTGTCTAGCTGTGCCTTGATAGCTTTTAGTTCTGCTGCAGTGTTGCTTTGGAGCTTGCGAATGTCATCATACCGTTTCTTGTATGTGCGTTCTTCCCCTGTCTCAGGCTCCTTAGCATCTACCTGTTGCTCTTTTGCAACACTTTCTTGTTCTTCACCTTCTTCTTGCGGTGCATCAAGTTTAGCAATCTCAGCTTCCTCTTCTGCAATACGTCGAGCGTTAGCGTTGCGGTAGTTGCTATCTACAAAACCTGCTACTTTAGGCTTCTCTACTGTTGTTAGTTCTGGTGGCATTAGTTTTCCTTTTTAGTTATGGCCTAGTGCCTAAGCCTTTTCGTCGCTGGGTTGTCTTGTTGTTCTTTTGTTTAGCTGCTGGTTTGGCTACTAAGCCACCCTCATTACCAAAGAAGGATGATTTGATACCTCCAAAGAAATCTTTAACTGCTTCTGTTCTTGTTTCTTCATATTCTTTTTCTTTAGAC